GTCTCCTCGTTTTAATTCTTCATAAAATTTTTGAAATATAAAATAGTAATACTCTTCTTCTATTAATACTGATCCACTTTCAAAAGCAGTGTTTGTAGTAGCCTCTGGTCCGTTTACATATTCTATCAAAGCTTCTTTTAATATTTCTATAGGGTTAGTCCCTATAGGTGGTGGCATATCTTTTTTAGTTGCCCATAATCCCTCAAGTATTTTTTGAAATTCATTTTGTTTTATTATTGGTGGAAAGATACTTGTACTATCAGCTACCAGTTTACGCATCTGTTTTACTTCGTCCATCTTACTAATATTTTTTGCATGCACCTGCACCACATCGTTGTTACCAAGTTCTACATCAAAAAAATATTCTGGCTCTGGTCTGTAAGTAATTTTAATTAAATTTGATAATTGTGGCCAATGTGTATCTCGGTTACTTCCTATACCAAATTTTCTTTTGATACATACACCTTTTGCACAATACGCAGAGATAGGTAAATCATAACAAGTATGACCTGCTGTATCTTTCTTCCAAAATTTTATTTTGTCTTTTACTTTTTCATCACCCCATATCTCATCATACTGTATAAAATCTCTTGCTGCCTGTAATACTTTTTTATCCCAAGACTCTGGATATTTCTTTTTAGCAAACACCATGTAATTAAATAAAAATCTATCTCTTTCATCCTTTAGTTTGGTGCCTGATTCCTGTGTCTGTTTGCAGATAACCTGTAGGCATGGTGGTCCATCTTTTAAATCATCAGGTCCACCAGTAAGTTCATCATTTACTTTTTTATTTATTAAATCTTTTAGTGATTCTTTTGTTTGTAAGTTTGCTTCAACAACATTTAAAAAATCTTTATATTCAATCGCAGAACCATCAGGTGTAAGAGCTCTACGTTCTGTTGTTTTAAAATATGGTAAATTTATAAAACTACCTACAGTCTTTTCTCCGTTTTGATTTTTACCTAGTTTAGTTTGTTTAGGATATATTTCTGTCTTTGATGACAGTCCAAACAGAAACAATAAATTTTGTAATACTTCTCTGATTAGTGTTGCAGGTACTTTTTCTTTTGTAAATATATAAACATGAAGCCCACCACTTTTTGATTTGATAGGTATAACAGGTAGGTCTTTGTCTTGTATGACTTTTAAAAATTTACCAATGTTATAATCAGAATAATCTTTTGGATCTACATCTATTGCGCCAAAAGAACATGTGCCTTCGTCATCACAGGGCTGTAACCCTATTGATACTTTTCCATCTAAATGTTTTTGATAATCTTCATCTGTTATTGCTCGATGAGCCCAGCCATAATCCCCTGGATCTATTTTTAATTTACCTGAATTTTCATCTATGTAACCGTTCTCTACATTACAAAAACCAAAGTCTCGTGTTAATCCTGTAAAATACTTTTTAAATTCTTCCATATCTTTTTTAAGGGCGGTTCCACTCTCGCTTTCCCGCCCTTCTCGCAAGTGTTACTTATATGTAACTCTGTTATACAATGTCTCCAGTATTTTTAGGCGCATCATATTTTGGTTTTGCTGCACCTTTAGACACAGTTTGTTGAAGTTGTTGTGCAACTTCATATATCGCTGCGTCGTCTTTATTACTGACATCAAGATTTCTAACTCTTGATGGTTTGTAGACATGCCAGCTTTTACTACCTGCTGTTCTAGCCACAGTTTTTAAATTATAAACTGCTGCAAAAGATGCAGGGTTGAAAGAACCTTTGTCATCTGTGAATCTAAGATTCTTAATCAGATTATTAAGTTCTCTTGCTGGAGAAAGATTAGACGATCTCATTGGAATAACAGCTGGTTTTACTTCACCATCTGTTATTGCAAGCACATAGAAGTAAGCTGTTTTTTCAACATAGTTACCATTTGGTAATCTATATCTACCATTCTTTTCTTCTTTTGCTTCAGCAGGAATCTCGATGTGAGTTCCTACAGGAGCAGAGGCACTATCACCTCGCTCTTGCCATTCTGGGTATCTAGTTTGTGCGTGAGCTATCACAACATCTAAACCTTTATCGCTTTCAATTAGCGAACCAAAACCTGATGAGTATATCATCCCTGGTTTAGCTCCCTTCACATGTTTAGCGTCTCGCTCGTTACACTCCGGAGATAGTTGATGAAGAATTTTTAAGATCGGTGTCGATACATCGTCCGACTTAATTTCCTCAGCTCCTTTACCAGAATCTGCTCTGAGATTTATATTAGCTAGTGCACCTGCACTATTTCTTTTTGCTACTTGACTATCCATATATCCTCCTATTGATTTGTTAGTCTATTGTTTTGATTTATTTTTAATATTCGTTTGATTCTTTGCAAACGTATTAAAAAACTCTGGAGGTATTTTACCACCACGTGATTGGTAATCCTCCAAAGTTAATCTAAGGGTTCCGGCATGAACCGAAACTTTTTGTTCCGGGTCATAACCTTGTCCTCTTGCAAGGGTAGCATATTGCTGCGCCTTGTTATCTTCAGCTTTGCCAAAACGAACTGTGATTTCATTTTTCACAATGTCACCTAGGCCAGCAGTACGAAGCCAGTCGTATGCTTCAGCTTTTTTATCAGCTTTTATTGAAGCAAAAAATTTATTAGCGATAGATAATTCCGATCCATCTTGTAGTTTTAAAGTTTTCAGATTTAACTCATTCATTAAATCAGGTATGGTTACACCTCCAATATAATTTTCTCTGTCTTTTAATTCTTTTATTTCGTTTTCTTTGTTGATAATTTCTTGCTGGACAGCTTGAAGTTTTTCAATCTCTTCTGAGATTTTTGTTGGGTTGACTTGAGATACCTGCGATGGTGCATCTCGTCTTAAATTAATATCTTTCATAGATACTCCTTTGTTAGTTTATTGTTCTAATAATAATTCGCACTAACAATATAAAGATTTATAAATTGATGTCAATTACTTTTGATGAATATTTATTTCTATTGGATAATAAGTTTTTTCTTGACGATCCCATTTTAATAATTTGTATCTACCATTAGTTGTATCTGCCACAATTGAACATACAACACCTATGATTGCAGGGTCACCTGATAATAAAAGATAATCATCTGACGTGTAGTTTTTTAGAAGAGTTCTAAGTTTAAGAACTAATGGCCCTGGTGAGTGGATCATTTGTGAAAACTCTGGAAGAAGAGTCACAATATCGCCATACTTCTGTGCACCAACAATATTGTATTTTGGTTCTCCTTTGCTGGTTCCGGGTATGTCTTGTATTAAATAAACGTTAGCCATTGACTTTATTTCTTTCTGTCTATATATACATTTTTAGAAAGATAAGTAAATGATAAGTTATAAATTTAAATCTAAGCCTTATGCTCATCAACTTAAAGCTTTAGAGCGTTCTTGGGATAAAGAAAACTTTGCCTATTTTATGGAAATGGGTACAGGTAAATCTAAGGTTTTAATAGATAATTGTGCTATGCTTTACGATAAAGGCCACATAAATGGACTGCTTTTGATAGCTCCAAAAGGTGTGTATAAAAATTGGTATGAAGCTGAAATTCCTAAACACCTACCAAACCATATTGAAAAGAAAATGGTATTGTGGAAAAGCTCAGATAAATCAGGTGAACAAGTTAAAAAATTAAATGTTCTATTTGAAACAGGTACAGACTTTCATATATTAATTATGAATGTTGAAGCTTTTTCATATGATTTTGGAAAAGAATTTGCACGTAGGTTTTTATCATCTCACAAAGCTATGATGGCTATAGATGAGTCTACAACAATTAAAACTCCTACTGCTAAAAGAACTAGAAATGTTATAGGACTTAGAGACCTAGCAAAATATAGAAGAATATTAACAGGTTCTCCTGTAACTAATTCACCACTAGATTTATTTGCTCAATGTGCTTTTCTTGATCCCTGGTACCTGGATCATCAATCTTATTATACATTTAGAGCTCGTTATTCAATTATGAAATCTATTAATTTAGGTTCTCGTTCTGTTAATGTTGTAACTGGTTATAGAAACTTAGGAGAGCTATCAGAAAAAATTAAACCTTTTTCAGAAAGAGTTTTGAAAGACGACTGTTTAGATTTACCGAAAAAAACTTACATGAAACGTATGGTAACCATGACAGGTCCTCAAGAAAAAGTTTACAAAGAAATGAAAAAATATGCCATGGCACAGTTAGATGGTAAACAAGTTACTACGTCAACAGTAATGGTACAGTTGATGAGATTGCATCAAATTACGTGTGGACATTTTACAGCTGACGATGGAACTGTGCAAGAAATACCGTCTAGACGTGTTGATGAGCTTTTAGATATTTTAGATGAAGTAGAAGGAAAGGCTGTTATCTGGTCTCACTATCAAAAAGATGTGCAAAGAATAATTAAAGAAATAAAAAAGAAACATGGTGAAGGATCAGTTGTTGATTATTATGGTTTGACACCACAGGATGAAAGACAAAATAATATAAAAAAATTTCAAGAAGATGACACCTGTAGATTTTTTGTAGGAACTACACAGACCGGAGGATATGGTATTACATTAACTGCCGCGAGCACAATGATTTATTTTTCAAATGGTTATGATTTAGAAAAACGTCAACAATCAGAAGCTAGAATAGATCGTATTGGTCAGGAAAAACCTATGACTTACATTGATATAATGACAGAAGAAACTATTGATGAAAAGGTTGTTAAAGCTTTACGTAAGAAAGTTAATATTGCTACTGAAATTATGGGTGAAGAACTTAAAACGTGGATATAAGCCATTCAATTAAAATTAGTGATACAGCCCCCACCGTACCCAATAATACCCAATAGATTTTGTCTATCTTGCCGCCCAATTCGTGAATTCCGTCATGCATGTGTTTCATGTCTTTTTTGATACCAGTAATATATCCGTATATAGATAATAAATGTTCTCTAGTAGTTTTGGGTTTTAGTTTGTCGCCGCTTGGCATTATTGCATTAATCCTCTTTGTTTTAATTTTATCATTTTTTCTTCTTCAGATAATAAGGCATTCTCTGCCATGGTCAATCCGTTATTTAGTTGCGTCATTGGTTGCGGATTAACAACCGCAGGTGCTACAGCGGTATCTGTTACTGATGTTGGTAATTGTGGTGTAATCAACTCCGATGATTGATCTGCAGGTAGTCTTAATAAATAATTATTGATATCTAAATTAAAATCGTCATTAAGTCGTAACTTAATCATATCTCTTTCCATTTTATCAATCATTCGTTCTACCTGTCTTGAAAAAATATCAGGTATACCTTTATCTTCTGCTAATTCTTTAACACCTATAATTTGACCTTTGGTAATTAATAAAGGAAAAAATTTATTATTTTCTATATCATTATACAAAGGTCCTTGATTTCTTTTTACCATGATATCTTCTATTGTACGATCTCTCATTCCTAAAACTTTAACAGCATCGTATACTCTTCTAAATTCACTCATGTCTTCGTAAAAAGATTTATTAGCTTCAAAGTATTGTCTAATTAAAAGATTAGGATCATTAACAGGGTCACCTGTTCTAAGATCTTCAAATATTTTTCTGCTTTCATTTCTTTTAGACACTATGAAATCTGTAAGTTTAAATTCAAAATTTTTTTCAATATCAAGAGGGACTTTTCTAAATCCTAAAAAACCAAGTAACTCATCGGATAATTCATATTGAATACCACTTTGAGTTTGTTTTCTAGCTGCGTTTAACAATCTTTCTACCTGCGGTAATGATCCTGGTGATAACGTATAAGCTACGTGTTGAGTAGATTTATACCACTTAGTCATTAGACTGTCCTCTGGATTCCATACAGGACTGCCATTATCTTTAACACCATTTCTAATCATCACGTCTGAAACTGCACCAAACCAAATAGATTCAGAAACAAAAGGTTCTAATACTTTACCCATTGCTCTTGTTAATCCATTTGCTAATCCTACTATCAATGGATCATCTTCATTTGCAAATTTAGCTTTTTGAACATTAGCCACGATAGTGTTAACTGGTTGAATCATGGTGTCGTAAAAGAAACCATTACTAAAATCTATGTATTTATATTTACCATTTTCGTATACTGGTAAAATAGTATTATCTTCGGACCATACAGGTAAGATTTCTCTCATCGCTGATAATTCCTCTCTAGTAATTCCATATAAACCAGATAATGCTTTAGCTGCAGCAATAGGAAAAAACGTATAAGTCAAAGCTTGACCTGTTAATCTTTTCATACCAATAGTTTCAAATATAGGGTCTTTAATTTCTTTAAGTGCTAACATAGTTGTATTACCACCTGTTCTAAAAATTTCTGATGGGAATGATGCGAAACTTCCTAGCGGTGATCTTCTGATACCTTTTACAAAATCAGATACGTATGCATAGTTAGGAACAGTTTCTCTAACAATTCTAGCTGCCTGTTTCATGATTTCTAAATCAGCCGGCATGTTTTTAATTTTACCTGCTGCAAGAGCTGCCTTGTAAGCTTCTTTGTACTTATAGCCTTCTGCTAAAAAATTCATAATTCTAAATACATCGTCTTCAGCTGTGTACAAATCTTGAGCTACGCCATACAATTTTTTAAATTTTTTTGTAGTAGAATCTACTAATTTATTAAAAAACACTTCAGCGGTTTCATTTCTTTGACCAGCCAATGTAATATCTCCAAACAATCCCTCTACATCTCTGGCTATTACGTTTTGATTCGTTACTCCTTCTTCTAACAAAAATCTATACAAAGCCTGATCTTCAGGTGCATTTCTGTATTTAGGATTACCAGTAAGTCTATAAAGTAATTGTGGTTGTACAGATTTTCTAGCTTGATTAGCAAACTCAGCTAACTTCGCTGGTGGTATTAAAATATTACCACTATGCACTGTAGTAAACACAGCAGAGAAAAAATTTCTTAAGTGTGTAAAAGGACCAAGAATAGTTTTACCCGCTTGTGATAAACCTTTTGGTATCAACATCATAGCTCTGTAAGGAAGTGATCTTGTAAGCGGACTTCCTAAAATTTGATCTCCCTGTTTAATAGATTCAGCCCAAACTTTAGTTGTATATAGTCCATCTAACGGTGAAGTATAAACTTCATCAGCCAATCTTGTGGCTAATTTTAACGGTTTCGATATTTCACCTGCATTACCTAATCTAATCAAGGCTTGGTTATAGGTAGGATAAAATAAAGCTCTTTCACCATTTCTAAGAAGAGCAGTATTTTCTTTTAATAAGTTTGTATAAAAATTATCTCTAGCTAAAATTTCTCCTAAGTCTGTCATGACATTGTAGATTGCATTTTTAGCATTTTTATATTCTCCAAATAATTTTTTAAATGCTTCTAAATCTGACTTCTTTTGTATTAAACCACCACTTTTGTCTGCTTTAAATTTACCTGCACCGGTAATATTTTCACCTATATTTTTTATTTGCACACCAGCATCGTCTAATATATTTACTGAACCTATAGGAAACTCTGGTGTTCTTGTTACAGGATTTTTACTTACACGTTTCATTATGTTGTTAACAACAATCATAGCATCATCTATACTAAAATTTTTCTCACCGTTTGTTCTATGATATCTTTGAATAACTTTTGCCACTTCTTGTTTAACACTTAGTGTAGGTTTAAAACCATCTATGATACCTGTGTTCATATCAAATATTTTATAGTCGTTACCTAAATTATACTTAACTCTATTATTTAATATTTCATTTAATTCTTTTATTCCAACGTTTACGTTTTTGTTTTGTGCAATAGTATTTTTTAATGCGGCGGCTGTTGTTCTAAAACTAATTGCATTATCAATTAATTCATTAGTTTGATTTTCATTAACACCTAATTTATTCATAGCAGTTCTAAATTCTTTTAATGATTTTGAATTAAACCCTTTAAATACAATGTTTCTTTTTCTAACCACATCATCCGTAGATAAAATAAATCTAGAAAATAGTTGTGAAAGAGTTTCTGGATTTTGTATGGCCTCTGCTGCACTGGTGCTATTTTTTGATATTTTTTTTAAAGCATCGTCAAAATCTCTTGCCGCATCATCAGCTAATATTTTGATTGCACTTTTTTTACCCTCTAGTTTTTGTACACCCTCAAATATTTGTTGAGCTTTATCACTTCTAGATCTAAAAGGTTTACCTACAAATCTATCAATCCATCTCTCTAATTGTGAATCACTAAATGCAAGATCCTTACCTTTATTTTTTAATAGTTGAGCTACTTTACCTGTGCCATATATAAAAGGTATAACTGGAAACGCTAACTCTGCTCCAAACTTTAATTTATTATTTAATTGTCTAAATGCATCATCGTTAGCTTGTTCTCTTTTTTTTCTATCCTGCCCTGTGCCTAAAAAATCTAAAGCATCAATATCACCTAAAGTTCCAATGTCTTCTTGTTTCATTACAATAGCAGCTGTCCCGAAACCTCCACCCACTGTTACAGCCACAAATTTATCAAATCTATTAGGTTTATTTAACTCCCGTGCTTTTTTAGCTGCATTAGCTAAATTTGGATTATTAACAGATTTACCATACCGTGCTGTTTTAATTGCATTAACAAGTGTGGGCGCTAGTTGTCTAGCTTTTCTTGAAGCATACTTTACAACCGGCACAGCAGTTTTTTGAGCTACCTTACCACCACCATAAAGTTGTGCAAAGGCTTCAAATAAATGTCCAGTAGCTGTTGCCCTAGCATCTTCCTCTGCTTGTTTTTCTATTATTCCCAAAATACTTTTCTCAAACTCAGTATTAAATCTTTCTGTTAAACTTTTATCTACATCAACACCATCTCCCGCTGCAGCGTCATAAATTAAAGTTCCAAAATTAATTATTCCTTTAGGTATTTTTATTGATGAACTTAATAAAGCTCCGGTTAAAGATTGACCTAAACCTACTTCATAATCATCTACGTCTCCTAATCCAACTTTTTTAGGTTTAGCAAATTTAAGCTCTGGTTCTTCTGGCTTCTTTGCAAAGTCTGACGATAGGTCTGAAATATCATCTGGTGTTTCTATGGCTTGTGCTTTACCAATAAGATTAATATCTGTTAATGCAAAATCTTTTGGAATTAAAGCAAATCTTGTATCGTTGTCTATTTCATCTTGTGCTAATTTTTTAGCTTCTTCATCAGAAAAACCTTGATCTAAAAATTTTTCTTCTTTGTATCTTTTTTCTAAAGCTTCAGGTCCTTCAGACTTTAATATTCTAACGTCTCGTCTAGCTCGGCTTATACCTGTTTTGATTGCTTCCTGTGTTTCTTCAGATGGAATGAGAAAGTCGTACCAACTTGATTCGGCCATGGCTTACTCCTCCTCAGTTTTTTCTTCTAATTCAAAAACTCTATTGCCTTGTTTGTAAATAAATTTACCTTTTTCAATATCATACACGTATGTGTTATCAGGTAAACTTCTTAATACTGAATTCTCTAAAATTACACCTTCAGGACTATATTCACCACTACCAAAAATGTATTTGTCACTTGATCTAGTTCTTAAAAATTTATCATAAACTTCTGGATTTATTTTTTGTAGTTCTCCAACATCTTTAAAAACAGTTTTAGCTTGATCATAGTCTAACAAAGGGACACCTGTTCTACTTGTTGTAGCATCTATAATACTTTGAATACTAGTTAAATCTTCTCCTTCTTTTTTAGCAGTAGGACTTTTATCTTTTCTAAAAATTTCTGTTCTATATAATTCATCTAATACATCTTTGTAATCTCTGCCAGTATCTTTTGATACTTGTCTTGCTTTTCTTATTAGCGCAGACACTTCATCATCATCCTCATCAAATAATTCTAAAGCAATAGCTTGTCTAGCTCTTCTCTGAGTATTTATGTTTTTAAGTAAATCAGCTGTAGGTTCTTTTGCTGCAGCTACTAAATTTCCAATAGTGCTACCACCACCTGTTTGTGTTGCAACAGCTGGACCATATGATAATAAAAATTGTGTTAATGGATCAGCTAGTTGATCACCTCCTCCAATAGATTCAATAAAATCTACTTTATCTCTAATGCTCATAAGATCTTTATTAGGATCTTCTGGACCATTAGCATATTGTGATCTGTCAACAACAGTATCCATGATACCACCACCGACGTCACCGCCTTTTCTAAACATAGGTCTTTTAAATGTCATACTCATATTAACTAAACGCTCTGTATACCCCTGCTAATGTAGCTCCAGCTCCTAGTGCCGTTTGTAATGGCGAAGGCGAAGGTGTTACTTGAGTTTGGAATTGTGCTGGATATCCAGATATTAATCCCATTACACCTTGACCAAGTTGTTGAGCTAAATTTAATGGTTGATTTTGTTGTGCAAAAGCTAGCTGTTGATTAGCAGATCTAATAGCTTGCTCTTGTGCTTGTTGTTGTGTTCCTAATGAACCTAATGCTGAAATCTGCTGACCAAATAATTGTGGCGCCTGACCAGCTAAAGCTTGTTGCTGTTGAGCTAAAGCTTGTTGTTGACCAAATGCTTGAGCTGCAGCTTGTTGAGCTTGACCAAAACCTTGTTGTAACAATTGAGCTTGTAATGCTGCTCGGTTCCTGTCGCTTGTTGTTTGATACTCTGATCTCATTACTCCTTCTCTACCACCACCAAGAACACCTCTACCTACTGCTTGAGCTGCAATGCTTGGTAAACCTTTAGCTGCTTGTACATCAAATTCTCTTAATGTTGTATCAATTACATCTTTTTGAAATGGAGATAAAAATTGTTGAAAAGCTTGAGGCCCTACAAATTGACCTGCTTGTCCAGCTTGTGTAGCTGCAGTTTGTAAAAACGGAGCAAAAGAACCTAAACCACCTCTTAACGCTTGAGCTTCTTGCGTAATAGCGGATGTAGGAGCCACAAACTGTGGACCCATTACTTTTGATAAATCAGCTGTTTTTAAACCACCAATAGCTTTTTGTAAATCGGCTAAATATGTTTTACCCGCTGCTTCAATAAATGGTGCTGGTAATGATTGTACTGTTTGAGTTTCTGCCATTACGCTACCCTACTCTCTAATCTCTTCATTGTATCATACATAATCTGAGCTCCTTTATCTACACTACCACCACCCGCAGCTCTCACTGCATCAGCGGTAAATACAAATTCGTTATTGGATAACATCGCTGGGATGTCATCAGCTTTTTCTTTTATACCAACTGGCTGTATAAATCCACCAGTTTCTCTAAGATCTAATTCTGTTACACCAGCTTTATTTTGTCTTACTGGTAGGCCCTCGATGCCTGCTGCTTGCATAGCATTTTGACTAGGTGTATCTGCAGTGCCCATTGCATAACCTACTCTACCACCCGTTGCCATCTCTCCAACTGGTATGGTAGAATCATCAGCTGCTTCTACCATGGCTGATATTCTTACACTGTAATCTTCTTCTGTTTCATTCTCACCTTGCGGATATAATCTTCTAAATTGAACATCTAATTGATCATTTACTTGTTGTCTTCTTTGAGCATAATCAAAATCTGATTCACCTTCTTGTTGTTCTCTACCAGCTAGTAAACCTGTGATAAGAGCACCAGCTCCTCCTATCTTAAGAGCATTCATACCTTTATCTCCACCACCTGTAAAAAAATTACCGATAGCACTAGCACCTGGTATGTTACCTAAACTGAAACCAGTCATGCCGGCTCTTTGTAATCCAAATAAATTACCACCACCCATGTAATACGCACCAGCAGCTAACAAAGCGGCTTTACCTAAATCAGATTTAGCAAAACTTTTAATACCTTTAGCTACACCTTTAACTGCTTTCTTAGCGCTTTTAACGATACTACCTAAACCATACTCAGCTCTACCACCATCAACCATAGCTCTCTTAGGTCTATAATCACCTTTCAATATGATCGTTGGTGCTCCTGCTATAAATTGTCTTGATTTTCTTGTGTTTAATATCGCCATAATTTTGTCTAAATTTAGTTTATAAGGCAGGCGTACTTATCCTGAAATATCACACTTTATTTGATTTTTTTACTATCGTCAACATCTTTAAGAGGCTGACTTCCTTGATATAGGTCATCCCAAAACCTACCACAATAAGAGTATTCGCCGATATGTGTAATATAATCTTTTAAATATACATGCACTTTACCACCCATATCTGTCCATCTTTGACAGAAACCAAAGTCTTCACCAAAATAACGTTTAGTTTTAGGATCATGTATGGTGTCAAAAAGATTAAACATATTATCTTTTTTCTCTGTATTTCCATTAATAATGGTTGGTTGATATATCTCTAGCTCCGGATATCGTTTCATCATTTTTTCTATGACTTCTCTTTTAATTAACATACAGCCAGTAGGAGCATGAGTTACTTCTGCTACTCCATCTTCTACTTGTATCTTTTGTGGATCTTCTACTTTCAAAGGAAATGTATAACCAGCCTTTGATAGATCATCAGCTGAAGTTATCGCTCTATGTTTTTCAGTTAATCTTCTCCATGTTTTATCCCAGTCAAATGTTTTCATAGGATAAGGACAACTAATTACGTCCTTATCTTTTTCTAACATTGTAAAAATAGTTTTAGATTGAAAATCTATATCTGAGTCTATAAATAATAAATGTGTGTAGTGATCGGGATGATTTAACATTTCAGCAACACATAGGTTTCTACCCTGTGTAACTAAAGAAGATTTCATTAAAGTATAACTTACGAGTATCTTTCTACTCATACAGTCTTGTTGAAATTTTAACACAGCTTGACAGTAATGCATTGATACATCACTATGCACCGGAGTGCACACCATTATTTTGTGCGGAGATACCGTTCCAATATTGATCGTGGTAACTTCGGTGTCCTTCCCAGCTGTTTCATTAAACCAGATGGGTTCATTGTTTGCGCCTTGCGCTTTACTACTTTTTTCCATGTTGCACCGCTCCTTCCAAAAATCTTTTCCAAGACGTGCCTATTTTATTCCAACCATAATATGCTCGAGCATATGCAGATTGACATTCTAAATGATTATGTATTTGTTCATTATGTAAACTTTCAGCAGCAGCTTCTATACCAAAAGCAAACTTTTGTGCTAGTAATCTTCTATCGTTTTCATAAGGTATATACATTGGAAACTCTGCACCTGTTTCAAATAAAGCTCCATAGTTTGTTGTAATACAATACAAACCTGCAGCCATAGATTCTAACAAAGATATACAAAACGTTTCTTCAAATATACTTGGATACACATACATATTATATTTGTGTAAATTATCTTTTATATAATTATTTGGTTTGTACCCTATGTAATTTACGTTCGGTAACTTATGTGCCTGTTCGTATAATTTTATGTAATTATGATTATTTCGTTCATAAAAATCTTTACCATATATTTCACAAGAAGAATAAACATCTACACTTATCAAAGGATTTTTAACTAACTGCATGGCACCTAATAATACAGACAATCCTCTCCAAGGTGTGTTTTGATGAATTATCTTTATTGGTTTACCTTTTTGATAGGGTTTAGCTTTTTCTATATTATCTATACCATTTTTAATAACTACTGATTTATGTGTAGGAATATCAAAATGGTTTCTAAATTTTTCGTAAGTCCAATGACTATTAAATACATACCAATCGTATTTATTGTGATTAGATTTATCTTTAAACCAAGGATATAAATTAGCTTGATCGTAAGAATTTTTTTGCCATAGGATATTTATTTTTGTAGGATGTAGTGGAATCTTTTCAGGCACAGATGTACATATCTGTACTTCGTTTAATAATTTTGAATCAACGTATTTTGTTAAATAGTCGAATTGTAATTCAGTTCCGCCTTTAGGTTTTTGGTTTATCATTCTTTTGATTCATCACTTTCTGCATTATGTCTAAGCCTTTCGGAGATACCTGCACAGTTACATCTTGTACTATATCAGGTCCTTCTTTCTTTTCTTTAAACGTCTCACCAGTTTTAGTATTACGCCACGTAGTTACTGTGGTGCAATCTATTTTGTATATATTATCCGTTTTCATTCTCTCTGTTTATTAAAGCATAATTTATCAGGCCTTGTATTTTATTACTGCCTGTAGCTGCTTGCACAGTTATAGCATCACCTGCTTCTAAATTCAAGCCTTGAGGTGTAGCATTTACTTGCGACTGAGCTGCCAAATCGTCTCTAAAAAACTCATATTCAGTATTAGAATCAGAAGAGTCAACAAAATTCATATTTACTAAAATAGATGAAGATCCATCATTGTTTGCACAATATATACTTTTAACTATAATTGCTCCATCAGTAGGGCAAGTTAACACTGTAACCTTACTTGTATCATCTCTTTTAAAACCTTGATTTTTATATTGTATTGTCATGCTAAAAAATAATTAAATGCGTCTTGTTCGTTTTTCAGATCTTGTTGAAAAGAAAAATTAAGTTGTTGTTGCATAGTAGCCAATGCTTCAATAATCTGTCTTTGATTTTCTACTTCGTATTCTGGTTGTGGTTCAGGTATGTATGCTGTAACTTTTGCCATTATCTGTGTGGATTCCCTTCATATCCTCCATATCCTCCGCTGCTTTTACTTCCTCCGCTGTTTTTACTGCCTCCATGGATATCTTTACCAGTTGGTCCCCTAAAACTTGATTTCTTACTACCTTTAAACGTAGCTCCTCCATGTAAAGATTGTCCCATCTTAGCTGTAACTCCAGCTTTAACTTGTGCAGCCACATTATCTAATGTATCTCTCATTTGTTTGTCTTTAATTTGTTTTTGGTTTTTTAAGAAATTAAAATCAATTATATTTTTCTTATTCATTTCGCTCCAAGTTTTACCTAAATTATTTGTATTAGTTAAACTACCAAACTTGCTTTCCCATCTTTGTTTAGATTTATTTATTGATTCTAATTTATCTTGATAGTCTTGATCAATAGATTCTGCATAATTACCCATCAGACTTCTTACATTTTTACCTCTAATATCTTTTATTAAACCTGTGCTTGGATCTACGAATACACCAGTGTTAGGAAGCCCTGCTTGTCTCATGGTGCTTGAAATAAATTTTCTATCTGAATACGGAAGTGTACTAAACTTATCAAAACTTTGTATAAAACGAGCTCCAGGTACTATCGTTTCTAATCCAGTTTTAATTGTTTCTGGTAATGTTTGAGTAAGAAATGTCCCTGCTCTTTGCATAATACCTACAGGTCTTTGAAAATAATTTGCTGCTTCTATTGCTTTTGGATCATTTAAAGCAAATGTTTGACCACCAGCTCTTTGAAACATGCTTATAGGGCTTTGCTGTATAGGGGTATTTAATGTAGTAATACCAGCAAAGTTAGGATTAACATTTTGTTTTGCTATGAAAGTAGGATTTGAACTAAATGGTTGTGGAACTCCAAACATGTTTGAGATAGCTAAAGCATTTTCATTAGCCATTTCTGTCATAGATTTAAACGGAAAATCAGTTGTAGGAGCTGTTTCTCTAAATTGTATATTACCAAATTCGTCTATAAATTGTTCCATTATCTTCTACCATCCGGTTGTGCATCAAGTCTAAAGGTTCCATATCTCCAAGATTCACCTGTAGATGTATTTGCTATCTGAATCGCAACTAGTCTTCCTCTAGCTCTTGTATCTATCTTATCAGTGGTTGAAGTTATTGTAAAGGGACCTAATGGTGATCCTACAGGAGCATTGTCTGGATAGTCATTTAAAAATAATGTAACTGTAGAGTTACCACGTAAATATTTAAAATCAGGTATAAATCGTCTAACAGACATGAAGAACTCACCATCTCCTCTGTAGTCTACCACTCCTGTTGCTTGACCTAGGGCGCTTCGTCTAGATGTGATGTCCCAATCCCCTGATTTAATAAATGCATCAATTGATGTAGTGCCTGAACTGTTAACTTGGTCGTCACCTAATTCATGAGCATAATAAATAGAAGCGCCATATAAATTAGTTATACCCGATATATCAGAAAAAACTGGAGTAGCTGTTGAATCATAGTCAGTTGCATAAGGTAAATTATATACCCCTTGATCTTGATAACTAGATCTGTCTAGTGATGATGTTGTAAATACATTTTCTGAGTAATTATACGTTACACATCTATCAATCTGCGTTGAACCTGATTTAGGATAGAACCAATTAATTTCTGTGTATAAAGCATTTGGTGATGAGTAAACAATATCTGATGCATCATAGTTAATACCTAAATTATCTCCATCAGTATTAAATACAAAGTCTTCAACTAAACATGGTAATGCTTTAACAGTACCATCAAATACAAAAAATCCTCCTTCGGCTGACATCCACCACACAGCACCATTTGCATAAGACACTGCATGCTGACCTATACATCCACAGTTTGTACCTACCTGTCTTACAGAAAAGGTAAATGGCGGACCCACAAACTGAATTACATAAGCTGCTTGATCCGTTATACAAAACACATAATCTTTACCTTGAATAGCAGCTACAATCTTGTTTCCTGTATCCAGTCTAAATGTACCGGCGGTGTTGGTTGCGGTTGGTGCGTACGTATTTAAATCTTCTTGATTAGAAAATCTAACAAACATTGGATCTTGAGTTGCTGGAGTTCCAATAGTTGTTTCCGTTCCAAAATGAAATAAGTGTCTATCTCTATCAGATACCAAAGTTAATCGACTGGCTGTAGGGTTGTTAGTAGTATTAAAATTTGTAGTTGTTGTTGACGCTCTAATAGTTCGTGGATTAGACGCACCAGCATCCCACGTAAAAGTTTTACCACCTCTAATAGTTGCAACTAACACCTCTCCAAAATTATCTAGGCTCCAGTTGCCTGGATCCAGAATCACGTTGCTTACAGTTCTAGCTGTTCCCCATGTCCCTGTATTCCATTGATATGTGCCCCAACCATAACCAGCTGTTTGAAAAGTTGGACCTACAACTGTGTAGGGATTAATACTAGCTGATCCTGAAGCAGAGGCTGCACCAGTAGCATTTACTCTCATTTGAATTGTAAAAGTATCTGAGTTAGGAACAGTTAAAACTTCAAAAGCTCCCGTCGTAAAATCCGATGCCACATACCCTGTAGGCGGTGTAACAGATGAAAAAGTTACATACCTTCCTTTTTCTAAACCATGTCCTACTTTGTTTACAGTCACATTATTTTGACTTGAGAAAGTGTCAAAAGTAGCTCCAGTGATAGCTGTTGCTAATGGGCTAATGTCATAAAAAGCTCCCTCGTAATATAAAAATAATCCTTGAGATGTTCCAATAGCTACATATTTTTCACCCTTAAAACTGGTAAAAGCATGTTGAGCACGAGCTGCTCCCGGTAAAGTTTCTTGAGCCTCTGTAAGTTGTTTCCAACCACCTATTTTTTCAGGTAATCCATATCTAAATCTAACAAAGTCGCCATCAACCCACTGGCCTTCTGCCCCTGAGTCTGTAGCTTGCTTATTAAATCCAGGTTTAAAGTTAAGTTTCTGTAGCATAAATCGCTACTATACAGAGTTTTTAAGTTTTTGGTAGTACTATTTTATCTATGAAATTTTGATATTTTCCTTTGATATTTATATTAATAACACATCGTATATCCGATTTAGATTGATAGGCACTATGTAAATAACCGCCATCAAATAAGACAGCTGTCCCTTGTGTAGGTGTAACCTTTTTTATTATCTTATTCTTTTTATTAAAAAATATGGTGTCTCCACCAGAACTTTTTACGTAGTATAAAAGAATGGTATAATCTTTTTCAGTGTGTAGATCATAGTGAGGAGTATCGTAGTCTTTATAAGCAGTATAAGGAAATTGTAAAAAAGCATTTGCTCTTAATATTTTAATCTCGTTTGTATTTAAAAAATTAAAAAGGGGTAAAATATCATTAAAATGATTAGAGTTTACTCCATTACCTTTAGAGCAAAATATATGTTGTAAACCAGAACGACCTTGATTTTTAGCCGAAGGTGTAGTTCCACTAATATCTTTAATAAAGTACCAAGGAAACATACTTTGATCCATTAGTAATTTTTTTAATTTTTCTTGAGCTTCTTTATCAATAACATTTTTAAATAATTTAATTTTCATTGTTTAAAATCTAACATCAAAGTTTTTATATTTATCAATAACTCTTTTTGGTAAAAAGTCTTTTATATTATATTTATTCTTTTTAATTTCTTTTGTTCTTATAGTGTGAAAGTCATCTGTCCACACACTATCATCGTATTCTATATTATTAATTTTAAGTTGTCTAATGTTATTAAGATCAGGTTTTATATAAGAAACACTTATAAATTCACATATTTTTTTTACACACTTACAAATGTCGTCTACTAAATCATCGTACGTTATTAACAAATAGTCTTTTTTACTATCAATAATATTTTGAGTTGATATTAAAGCGTCTGATAAAATTGTTTCTTTTAACATTAAATTATCACAGTATTTAATAATATCTGTTGGTTTTTCCACTCTAACAAAAGAAGCCATAACTTCTAATAAAGGTCTATATAATATTATAAATTTATTATTCACTGGTAAGTGTTTTAATGTATTTAAATGAAACCCCCACGCAGCTCTGTCAATTATAGTTGAACATTTATAGTGTGCATAATAATTTTTAAATATGTTATTTATTATATTATCTACGCCTTCAAAATCAGGAAAATTTTTAAATCTAAAATTATTTTTAACTTCTAGTATACTATTAAATAATAAAGGCAGTACACTGTGTGCACTTATTTTTGCGTAAGGGTTTTGATTAAAAACACTTGCTAATAATGTGTTACCTGCTCGAGGTATGCCTGTTAGAAAATAAACATTCATTTCCAAGTAGGACCGGTAAAAAAGATAGTAAATGTTTTTCTTTCTCCCTTTGTCACTGGTGTTACTTTATGATTTAAATGAGATTTAAACATGAGCATACATCCAGGTTGAAACTCTGTTGCTGTATATTCAGTTTGATTAAAAAATCTTAAGTCACCTCCTTCATAAGGATCTTCTGATAAATTAACTAGCAAAGTAAATTTAGTATCAAATATTGGAGATTTACTAGCATCCACATGCCAGTCGTAATTATCTTTAGTTTTAGAAGAGTAAATATTGTAATTACCTAAAGACCCATGTTCAAAACCTTGATATAAATTATATCCAAAGTGACGTTGATTTGTGTAATGCACTGCAGGTATTATTCTATCTGTAAATTTAGAAATAGGTTCAAAGTATGTCTGTAAAGTCCTTAAATATTTTACTTTTTTATTGCCATGTGTAGCAGCCTCACTCTCAGGCTCTTTTATAGTAGCATGTTTTTTTAATAATTTATTAAATTCTTTTATTTCTTTTTTATTAAAAAAATCTGGCCAGGCCCAATAATCAAACCCAGTTAATACTTTTATTTGTTCTGTCATTCTAAATTTCTTTATGCAAGAAATTTATATCAAAAATGTAAGATAAGTAAAGAGGGACTTATTCTAAATGATCTTTTAAAACCCAACGTAAATTAGCTTCATCCCAATAATAGTGCCACCAATGGGTTTTAGAGTTTGTTTCAGATTCTTGTTCATCAGTAAGTGGAGGTGGATCTCCTATAGGAGATTGCCATCTTGGTAGTTCATTGTGAAGAACCCAACTATCATATGGTTTAACATCTAAAAACACATTAAGTTCTGGATTCCATGTTCCACCTATTTGTGCATAATTTCCTCTAAAAGCTTTTGATTGATCTTCATGTTCGCTTCCATCTTCAACATTATAATACTTGCCTTCTCTAGTATTGTAAGAAGTTTGTTTCCAAGTACCAGTTGATTTATGTAAATTAGTTAAAAAATTTACACCTAAATATTCTTGTTCATTTCCGTCTTTGTCAGTAATAATGTCATTGTTAAGAACATGAACTTCTTGAACTATGTTGTTTTCATCTATTAATGCAAAGTGTGCCATTATGTTGAATAACTCCCGTCTCCTGTAAATTTGATAATTGTAAAATCACCACTTGTTGTAACAGTTGGACTTCCTGTTGTTGTACCAGAATAATTAGATGTAGGCACTTTTAAGATTACTACTCCAGAGCCGCCTTGTCCGCCCGAAGTTCTTCCTCCGCCCCCACCGCCTCCGGTGTTTGCCTGTCCCGCCTGTCCTGCATTTCCATTTCCGCCGCCTTGTCCGCCGCCGCCTTGGCCACCTTGGGTATACCCGCCATGGGTACCACCACCGCCTCCGCCGCCCGCGTAATACACAGCCGCTCCAGTGATTGAATTTTCTGTTCCGTTACCACCTCTTCCTGGTCCATTTAAACCTGTTTCAGAGGAACCTCCGCCTCCGCCACCAGCAAAGTTAGGATATATAACTGAACCTGCGTTACCGCCTGCATATCCTTCTACAGGAGTATAGCCTCCAGCATTACCGGCACCTCCGGTACCGTTGTTAGCACCAGGGTTGTTTGGTTGATAGTTTCCACCACCACCGCCCGATCCACCGGCCTGTCCATTTCCTTGTCCAGCTCCTGAGCCATTATACCAGCCCCCGCCGCCACCGCCACCCGAAGATGTGATGTTTTGAATTGCGCTACCTGTTATTGAACTGTTTCCACCTGGATTTCCTCCGGCACCTATCGTGACTGTTAATGTTTCTCCTGCTGGAATATCTTGTTGAGTTGAAGTTCGATATCCGCCAGCGCCGCCTCCTGCACCGCCAATCCCGGCCCCTGTGCCACCGCCAGCAACTACCAACATTATAATTTCATATGGTGGAGCGCTTCCGGCTGTTTCACCGAAACCTCTTGCTGATCCTGCTCCGAAACTTCCTAATATTGGCATCGTCTTTCTCCTCCTAATTTATTACGCAAACTGTGTCTGAGAAGCTAACACTGTGAATGTAGCCGAACCAGTTTTAATAATAGTGTATGAATAAACATCTAATGAGTCTGCATTACCTGCAGATGGAGCTGATCCACCTTGATACTCAGGAGTTACTGATGATCCATCAATTTGAAATGCTGAATTGTAATATGGTGTACTACCTTGTTTTACAATGTGTGCTATTGTTATTGATTCACCTGTATCCATGATTGAGTCTAAAGATGTTGAGCCATCTCCTCTGACGTTTAATGTCCAGTTAGCTGCTGCATTTGTTGTGAAGTTCCAAACTGCTTGTGTAAGAACATCGTAGTTAATTGTTCCTGTAGCAGCTGTAGCTTCTGTTGTAACTTTTTCTGCAACACTTTGAATTTTACCTTGGCCGTTGAAAGTTGCTCTTCCATAACCTTTTGGTGAAATGTTTAGATCAATGTTAGAGTCACCTCCAGTTGCAGATAAATTTGGTGCATTACCTGTAGCTGCGTTAGCGACTGTAAATTCATTAACTGCAGAGCCAGTTGTTGAAAATTTAATTTGTTCATTAGAACTTTCGTCTAAGATAGCTTTTGTGTTATCAATAATAATATTTTGTGCGTTAGTATCTAAGTCTGCTGAAAGCTGTGGTGAGAAGTCAGATGATAAATCTGTAAATGCTGTATCAACAACATTTGTTCCATCTGAATAAACCATTTTAGTTCCTTTGTCAGCTGCTGCCCAAGTCACTCCAGTTCCTGAAGAAGTTTTGAATGTAACTGTGTAAGCACCAGTAGTTGCGTTATCAACTATAAAAGTTTTTTCAATTGAATCAGGGATAGTTACGTTAACTGCTCCTCCGATTGTTCCAGTTAATTTTAAAACTGCATTTTTACCATTTGATAATGCACCATTAGAAAAAGTTAAAGTTGCACCTGTAGTAATTGCTACTGATTGAAATCCACCAATTGCTTGTTCTAGAATTAATAAGTTTGTATTTGTGATTTGTCCCCAAGTTCCTGAGTTTTCCCCAGTTGCTTGGACCGTAAGTTTAAGGTTTGCCGATGTTGAGTTCGCCATTTTTTATCTCCAATTTTCTTATATTATAAATTAATTTAAATAGTGTCAAACACTTATTTTAAGCAGCGGTTGTAGGAACTTCCTTCCATCCTGGAGGTGTCGTTGGCGCTGAACCTGTATCGACTGCATTCCAAATCAATGTATTTGTACCTGTACCCAGACCCATTGTCAAGAGGTTTCCAGGCGGAAATACTCTAGTTTCAGTGATTACATCTGCTACTGAATTCATAGCAGCTGTTAAAGCTAATCCTGTAACGTCTACAGGAGTTAAAAGCTCTCCTGAAGCTGAACCTAATGTCATGGTCAATGTCTGACCATAATTCGGATCGGCTACAAATGAACCATTATTCCATCTAGAATTACCCCAAGTAGCATCTCCCCAAGCCATTGTAGTATCACCAGCTCCGGTAGTTGCATTTCCTATAATGTTAAAATTATTTGGACCAAGTGTATCTGTTGGCTGAGCCAAGCTCATTGACATTTGTTGACCAGTGGCTTCTGCATCCGGTTCTGGATCTGCACCAGAGAAGTTTTCTGACAGAGCCATTGCCAAGAGTTCTGTTTGACCATTACCCCAAGCTAGTGTGCCCCAAGAAGATTTATAACCCCAGTATCCAGGTATCTTAGATGTTATTTCTGCTTTAGTAATATTATCAGCATCTACAGTTCCTAAAGAAGCTGATAATGCAAAACCTGTAGCAAAACCAAAAGCAGGGTTGAAATTTACTTCTGCAACCATTGGTATACCAGAAGGCTCTGCAACAAATGCAGAAAACGCTTCAACAGTTGCTGGAGCAGATACAGTTAGTGTGTTGCCTGGAGGTATTACATCTGAGTTACCATTAATTGTTGAACCACCTAATCCCTCTGTCATTGTCAGTGCAAGACCAGTTACTGCGTGTAGGTTTCCTGATTCACCCCAAGTTTCTGTGCCCCAAGTATCAGAACCCCATCCAACGTTTACGAAAGATTCAACTGTCGTGCCACTATTGTTAAGTGACATAGAAAGAGCTTCACCATTGTTCCATTCACCAAAGCCCCATACATTTTGACCCCAAGCAACATTGTTAGGATTAGATACTTGAATTGTTAAATCTTGGTTTTGATTCCAAGCTCCTTGATTCCAAGAATGAGCTCCCCAGGAATTAACAACCATATCCATAATACCACCCATGCCAATACCATGGACGTAACATAGATAATAAAAATCTGTAAATGAAGATGGTGTAATCTCTACGTAACGAGTTGTAGCTGCGTTAAACGTAGTTGTGTTTGTGTAATTAGTTTGGTTGCTTGCACCATCTAAATAATAAGTTACGCCAGAAGAAATTATTCCTGACGTACTTGTATTAGTAGAAAATATTAAAGGGTGATTATCATTCGTAGCGTCGCTTTGATCAAAGCGCAAAGTAGAATCAGCTACCCAACTAACTGTGCCGGGTCCTGTTGCATTTCTAACTCCATCTAAATAAAATACATTACCTGTACCACCGCCATACGAGCTTCCCGTTGCGACGGTGACCGTGTAAATTTTATTTGCCATAGGAGGTTACCTCCTACGATTAACCAGAGATCCTTAGAATCGCTGCTGTTGATGTTGGCGCTGGAAACTGAATAGTAAACGTACCAGAAGTTGCTGTCTTATCTGCTCCAAAATCTAAAACACAAACTGATGCATTAGTAGTATCAGAAGATGTATTGTAAATTAAAGCACCTCTAGCTGTTAACGTCACTCCAGTGAATGATCTATCTGCGAAATCACATCTTGCTACACCAGCTGAAATAGATGTTCCAAGGTTAACAAGTAATCCACCACCTTGAGTGTATTGACCTGTGTTTCCGACTTGACCACCAGTGCTATCTCCAGGGTAAGCTGTAGTTGCAGAGTTTAGAGTTGCTGTTGAAGAGTAAAGAGCTAACTTGAACTTGTCACCACCAGTTTGTTTGAAATTCATATCA